TTGATTTCTCGCATGGCCGAGGAAGAACAAAAAATGATGGCCCAGCAAATTATGATGTCTCAGATGGGGGCGAAACCGGGAGGGGGAAAAGGATCACCCCCTGCGGCTCCCGATTTGATGGGCAACATCGCTGGCGGACAATTCGGACAGTAAACAACTAACTCACTACTAACAACTACTAACTTAGTAATAATGGACAATCAAGTTGACCTCGAACAACTCCGGGAAGCTGAGAACGCCGGGATGGAGAACCTTCCAACTGCCACCGCAGAGAAGGCCACCCCCGCGGTCAAGGCTGAACCTGCGAGCGAAGTCAGCGTTGAATCCGAGGATACGGGCGCAACTGTTGTAGCCGACAGTCAAGCGAATCCCTCAGACGACGCTGGCAAACCTACGGGCACTCCTGATCTCTCGTGGCTCAAGGAGACCCCGTATCAATCGCCGGACGAACTCGTCAAAGGCTACAAGAACCTGCAAGCGGAACACACGAAAACCTCTCAGCGGTACAAGCAGTATGAAACTATCGTTGATAGGTTGGAGAGTGATTTCGCGTTCCAAACCTTTCTCACACAGGCAATGCAGGGGTATGATAACCCGGCTCTCCTTGAAGCATATCAGGGGGACACCGGCAAGCCGAACCCGGCCAACTACGATCTCGTAGACCCGGCACAGGCGGCGAAGTTCGTTCAAGACATTACCTCCTACAACGAGCGTATCGTTGACCAACGCCTCAACACGAGGATGATGGACTTACAGCGGAACGCCAAGTTGGAGGCTGACAAGAACGCATTTCGCGCTCAGTATCCCGGCATCGACCCGGACGAAGTTATCAAGTATGCCCGTAGCAAACGCGAGTGGTCCATCGCCGATGTCTACAAGTTGCAGAACTATGATAACGTGAAGTCCGAGGCGTTGGCCGAAGCGAGGAAGGAACTCACTAAACAACTTGAGGTCGCACAAAAAACCAAGACACCGCAAGGCTCCGCCACCGCGAAAACCGATGTGAGGCCACAGGACATCCTGGCCGACATCAGTAAGCACGGCTCAAAGTATGCCATCAACAAATATACTGAGGCGAAGGTGATGCGGGCGTTGCAGACGACTGTGTGACCATCTCTCAACTCTAACACAAGGAAATTACTACTATGGCTTTCGATTATGATACTGGTGTAGGCTACGCCCAGACGACCACGAATCAGGGAACTCGTAAGGCTTGGGATACCCTACTCCACGAGCAGGTCCAGAACCTCCTGTTCTTCAAAGGTCTCATCGGGACGGACAAGGGCGGCGAGGGTGCGCTTGATTCGCGTACCATCAACTCCCCCATCGTCGAAAAGACTCAGCTTGAGAAAGAGTCCGGCGACCAGATCACGCTTCAGCTGGTCAAGGGCATCGACTCCGGCGCAACGTGGTACAACGACGGCAAGACGGGCAACACCCAGCTTGTCGATAACGAGTCCACGCTGACGTTCCACAACGCGAAGGTCAAACTCTCGCACTTCCGTTGCGCGGTCGCCATCGACGGGATGATGACCGAACAGAGGTCGCCGTTTGACCTGAAGATGTCCGCGAAGGACGCGGTTGCGCAGAAGCTTGCGATGCAGTTGGATAAGGGTACGTTCTGGGCTTACTACGCCAAGTATCCGAACAACGTCATGCGCGATCTTGGCACGACTGCGGCGGCCCCCGTTCTTCATCCCAACATCATCTACGGCAAGCACACCTCGCTTGCCACGATGGATCCGACCGATACCCTTTCGACCGACCTCCTGGAACTCGTCCGGGTGTTCGTGTCCGAGGGCAACGTTAACGGGATTATGAACGAAGGCAACACGCACCACATCCTCGTTGTGCATCCGAGAAACGGAAAGACGCTCCGCGCCGATTCGTTCTGGGTTGATGCGAACTCGCAGGCGATGGAACGTGGTGTCGCCAATCCCCTGTTCCAGAACTCGACGGGTCAGTGGGGTGGCATCGTCGTGAAGGAATCCAACAACGTCGCCACGCTGGTTGACTTTGCTGGCATCACGGCCTCTGCGGACGTTCTGACGGTTCCCGACCTCACGCCCCCCACGGGTGTTGCGGCCGACTTCCGGCAGTGCATCCTGATTGGTGCGAACTCTGTTGCTCGCGCCTACGGGAAGCGTTCGTATATGGCGCAGAGGAAAGAGGATGACTACGGCAACATCAGCGGGTTCGCTGGTGGGTTCATCCAGGGTGACGTTCGTGCTGATTGGGCCGCCAACGCGGACAACGGCACCGATGGCTCCGTGAAGAACCAGTCGTCGGCGTTGCTCTACACCTACGCTCCGGCCACTGTGGTTCCGACCATCTGGTAAACGAGGAAAACTGAGGACTGAATGAACACTGTGACCCTGAGGTATCTGAAAGGCGACGCACACACGCTTGCGATCAAGCGCAATCCGTGGTCAATCAAGCACATGAGGCTTCAGTTCACGCCTTTGTGCGAGGTGGACACGCATATCGCCGGGAAGATTCTCAGGAACCCACGATTCACGGGAATGTTTGCGGAGGAGTTCATCCCTCCGCCGACATTCATTTGTGAGACTTGTGGATTCAGTGCAAGGCATAAACTCGCCTTGCTCGGCCATCAGCGTTCTCATTCAACCAAGATTCCTCACGAATCCAGATCGACGCTACCACAGTACCGTAGAAAACCTCTAACCTCAACAATGAAGTCAACCAAGAAAGTGAAGGAACTGACCAATGAATAAATTCATCCTCGTTGCCTTGATGGGACTTGGGATTGTCGGTGTCGCTCACGGCCAGACTGCCGCGATTGACCAGACGTTCCAAATCTACTCGAAGGCGACGTATCTGGACGCCACGGCGACCGACACGACCGCGTATTTCTCCCTCTACGACCGTAGGGCGGGAATTGCGAAGGGGCTCTCGCTTCAGGGAGTGTCGAACGATACGGCCTCTGTCATCGTCAGGTATCAACTGAAGAACTCGACGACCGGGCTCACCGGCTCGTTCACCCTTCTTGATACGCTCGACAACGCGAACTCGGGGACTACCTACACGGCGGTCTCTGTGGGAACTCTGACAAACACGGATTTGATTAAGTACGATCTTATCCGCTTTGAGCAGAACTACATCGCGGCTGTCGCGGCTTCACCGGGCAATGGCACCACGGCTGGGCGGGTGTTGAAGATTTTCATGCAACTCGTCCACTAGAATCACACTTCGTGGGTGGGGAGACTCACCCACGGGGTCGATGCCGCCCATCTCTGATGGGTGTAGCAGGTTCCCCACTCGGCTTCGTCGGGAGTGGGGACATTTGAGATGCCAGCCTAATTGTGGTTAGGCTGGCAAACTTTAAGGGAACTTAAATGGCAAACCGTAGCGCAAAGATAGCCGGTAGGATCAGGGCCACATTCGGCGGGGTGAGCGCACAGAAACTCCCCCAAGACCTGATCTTTCAGGCGATGGACGATGTGCAGAGGCGCATCTGTGAGGACACCTTGTGCAACGAGGCGTCGATGGTACTCTCTGTCTCAGCGGGCACCGGTGCCTACGACCTCACCGAGTTGGGTGGGTTGGCGGTGACGCCGAACGCCTTCGGTGTGTCCGGTGGACTCGCGGAGGCCATCGTTGGCACCTCACCCACGACAATCACCTGGGATACTCCGTTCACCGAGACCTACACGGACTCGTTCTCCAATGTGGTGCCCCTGTATCGGTTCATCGTGCAGGAGGCGAGGGTGGGTGGGACGGGGATGACCAACGAGACCATCATCATCGACTCACAGGATTTGGATAGCATCACCATCCACTCGTCGGAGGACAACACCCTCGTCAAGTTTATGTGTGTCCAGTATAGCGCGGGTGGGCTGACCCCATCGCAGACGCTTGACCCTTCCGGCTTCTTCCGGTTGCACTACATTGAGTTGCCCCAGAGTTTCCAGTTCCAGTTGCAGGAACTCTCCCCCATCACGCGGGACGCGACCAATAGGGCACTCCTGTTTCCCTTCACTAGCCAGAATCCTTCGGCGTTCTCCATTCTGGCCGATGTCATCACGTTCTACCCAAGCGTCGGTTCGAGCGAGGATTATACTCTCCATTACTACAAAGTGCCCACAACCAATCTTTCGGCAAGCGTAGACCCGGAGATAACATCCTCGTTCGACACAGCACTCTACTATGGGGCTGTGGCGGAACTTGCGCCCTCGGTTGATCGGGACTTGTTTGTGCCGTTCAACACGAAGTACGAGATGGAGATTGACCGGGCGAAGGAATTGCAGGGGACGCGCAAGTCGTATGAGGGTTCCGTGGTGTATCACGATTTCTAATGGAATGATAAATGCCCAACACCCCTAACATTGACAACCTCCACGTTCGGTTCTCCCGCGCCGTTGAGGACCCCGTTGAAACTGCCTCCGCCGATGGCAAGCAGTTCTCCATTGAGGATCGGGAGGACTACATCAACCGGGCGGTGAATGACTTGGTGCTGGACACCTACGCGATGGCCGGGTCGGACAGGGTGAGGGATGTATTCCAGGGGCTCATTAGCACTCAGGCGATTTCGTTCTCAAGCGCGGGGGTGGCATTGGAGGACGATGACAACGAGATCATTGAATTGCTCGTACCGGTTAGTCTTACTAAATCGGGCTCGTCCTCCGTTTTTGTCCACCACGGGCGCAAGGAGGAGCTTGATTCCAACATCGTCCCCCATATCACGGCGGCGGCGTACACCATTTACGCGAATCTCCTGTACGCCTATGAGTCGGGGACAATCCTCAACGCTGGAACGGGGACATTCTTCTACATCAAGAAGTCGTTTGGCGAACAGGGGGTCACCGACATTCAGGTCTCCCCCGGCCTCTTTGACGCCATCGTGGACTACGCCGCGACTCTCGCGTTTGAGGACACCGGCGAACTTCAGAGTGCTGATGCGAGGGCTGGCAGGGTGAAGGTCATCAAGCTCGTCCTTGGTGGACGCGAGGTGAAATGAAGGTTCGCACCCCACCCATAGCGAAGATCACGAAGGCGTGGCTGGCAGACGCCGCCCGCGTGGTGAGGACTCGACTCCCCGGCGCGTTTAACGCCCTGAGGAACCTTACGTCCGCACTTGCTGACGGCATTGGCCGTGTACGTCCCGGCTACCAGACGTACAGCGCGGCCAACGGTGGTCTTGACGCGCCAACTGGGATGGAAGTCCTCAAAGTGTCGCCCATCCAGTCCCCCGCCCCGGACGATGTGCATATCTGGTACGTCAACGATGGCTCCAAGTCCATCCAGATGTACCCGCACTATGTCGGGGCTACGCGGGTGGCGGGGACAGTTGACATCGGGGAGACCTTTACCTTTGACGCGCTTGCGTTTTCGACGCCAGACATCCCCGGCGACACCATTGTATTCACGTCGGCAGACGCCGACAACGTGTCTACCGTTGATGACTACTACAATGGATGGACGCTGAATTACGCGCCGAGTAATACCCCCTACGATGCCACAAGCCAGAACTTCCTCATTACCGATTACGACTACGATACGGCCGCCGGGGGAACCGCTACATTCACAGTCGCGGGGGACCCCGCCGGCCAAGAATCTGTGGGCGGAAAATACACCCTCGCCCGCCACTTCCACGACAATCCCACATTCGCGCCGTCCTACAACAATGACCTGACGGCCCCAATTGTGCAGAACGTGGAAAACTCTGTGATCCGGTTGTCCGGTGGGCAGAGTTCCACGGACGGGAACCATGGTATCATCATCTTCCCCAAGCTCACCCGCGAGTTCTTCCCGGATAGCGGTGACGCGGTGACGTTCGAGGGGACGTATGCCTCCGAGCGGGAGTGCCGTCCGGCGACAGACATCCTCACCTCTGGCTCCCCGGTGACAACGAAAAGCGGTGGCGGGAATACGGAAGTCCTGGTACCGGAGGGTGCGCTTGGCGACTTGGGGGACTTTACACCGACAGGGGCGGCGTTCATCGCGGCCATTGACGATGGGTCTACCCCCAACGACTCCGACTTCATTGAGACGGTGATCGTTGCCTCCAACTCCAAGTTTCTTCAGGTCTACTGCACGCCGCTAACGGAGACCATCGACCCGTCCGGCAACATCTCCATTACCATCCGGTACAAGGCGAACCTCACAGGCACCGGGACTGCGGCGATTGAGGCGGGGATATGGGATGCGACTGGGGAGAAGTCTAGTGCCACATTGTCGATCCCGGTGGATGTGGCCTCATTCACCGACTTCACCTTTGATACCCCCGTGGGCGACATTGATACGGACTCAATGTTTATCGCCATCCAATTCTCCCATAGCGGAGGCGGCGGGCTTGATAATGTGACGCTTGATGTGTCGAATATCTTCTTTGAAGCCGACACAATGACCACCATCGACTACCTCACCGCCGACCGCACCTACTGGCTCGGCGTGGCCCCGGTGTACGATGGATTCCAGTTGGGCCAACTCTACAAGCTGGAAAGCGGTTCGGACTATGCCGCGGTATCGGGAAGTTGGACGGACAACTACCTCGCCACCAATCCCGGCATAATGAACCTGAACTTCAACGTCTCACTGGGAACGCTGAATAAGCGCATCACCGGGTTCGCCATCTACGGCGCGGTGGATGAGGGGGCGACCACGGTGAGGGCTAATCCTTACTACTTCCTCAAACATCTTCCCATCGCCGCCACCGGTTCGAGTTCTGGCGATTGGGCGTTGGTCTCCAACAACTACTTTCTCACCGTCCTCATCAGTCAGGGGGACTTCACCAACAAGGGCAACACCTACCTGACGGACGCGGGGTATCTCGAAACTCCCGCCGATATTATGTACGCCTATTCCATCGAGGAGATTATATCCGGGCGTAGGTACCTTGCCAACGCCTATATCGAGAGTGCGTCATCGGTGGATTCCACAAGCATATTTTCCAATCCCACCGGTGGAAACGGCTTCTTCAATGCCGGGGTGGTACAGCCGGACATCTTCTCCAATGAGGAGGGGGTACTGAAGATCAAGTCTGATCCCTCAGTTGGTACGCAGATTAACGGGTTAGTCCCTATCGGGGTTGACGAGTTCCTTGTCCTGAAGAACCGTGGGATAATCCGTTCACGGGTGGTGGTAATTGACCAGGTTCCCAACTTCATCCAGAAGGTCGAATCCAAGGATGCGGGACTCTCCACGGTGAACGCTTGGGCCAAAGACGATGCTGGCGTGGTGGTGTTCCCCGCCTTCGATGACATCTACGCCTACAAGGATGGACAGTTATCCCGCCTTGTGGAGCGCGAGGACAAGAACGATTGGCTCTCCACCTACCGGGGGATCAGTGTCACCGACAAGATGAACGCGGTGGTGGTCTACCTGCCGGAACTCAAGAGCCACGTATTCCTCTTTGGTTCTCAGCGTGACCCCAACTCGAACATTTACAACGACCTGCAATTCATCCTCGGGTCGAACGGGTGGGGCTCCATCTTCTACGAGACCAACGACATCGGGAACGCAACGCGGAGCTTCAAGTATTTCACCCAGTTGTCCAACGGGCACATCATCGGGTGCGACACGGCCACCTCCGGCACGGCGACCCCCTTCAGGATGACGTGGAAAACGCTTGACGCTGGCTCCACGTACACCTTCGGGTTCACCGATAACGATGAGGCCATCATCCCCTACTTCCATACCGGGGACGTCTACTTCTCGGATGGTTCGTACCTGATGAATGAAATCATCATCAACCGGACGATGACCGGCTCGGTGGCGCAGGGGCAACTCGACATCACGGTGTCCTCCGGTGACGAGATCAGGGACGATGTGGTGGGGTATGACGATGTTTCCCGGTTGGTGGACGACAACGAAACCGTCACCCGCCGCCTGCGGATGAACGCCCCGCCCAACATTATCCACAAGGGGAATCGTTGGAGCATTGAGTATAACATCGGCAACGCCCCCAATCATCTCACGGTTGGTGAGGTCTACCAGATTGACTCCATTGAAATCCACGGGACGTCCAAGTCCCGCAGGAAGGAAATCGCTGAATGAAGAAACTGTTCCTCACCCTTACCGTCTTACTGTGTAGTACGCTGTCTTACGCCCAGACGGCGACCAATGCCGACACGGTGAAGGTTAAGAAGGCCATCATCGAGAAGAATACGGCGCAAGCCACCTGGCCCGCCACCTCCCCGGCTGGACAGACGATGTTTGTCTCCGCTGGCGATACGGGCATCTACGCCATCACGCCGAATGGATGGGTGAGGCTCGATAGTGCGGGTACGTCTACTGAGGTCTCTAGCGACACCACCATCAATGTGACCCTCGCAGGTATCACCTACACCGTGAAGGTGGACACCACGGTAATCGAGACCATCAATAACTCGATCCTCCGGAGTGACACCACCATCAACGTAGTCTATTCCCCCGTTGGGCCGGATAGTGTCAAGGTGGACACGGTGGTCATCGCCACCAAGGCAGACCTCGATGCGGTGAGTGGATGGTACGGGTCTGGCGCGGACGGGGCAATCACCCCAGCCGCCGACACCACGCTCACCAGGGATATGCACGCGACGGATTTGACGCTCAACGCGGGCATTGACCTCTACCCCGCCGGGTATAGGATATTCGTCACCGGGACACTCACCATTGCGTCTACGGCTACCATCAACGACACCGGGGCTACTGGCGCGGCGGGCGCATCGGCCCCGGCCAACACCACCAATTCTACGGTCGGAGCGAGTGGGGCAAGCGGTGGGTCTACCACAGGGAAGGCTGATGGCTACCTTGTCCGAGCATCCACCGGGACTGTCGGCGGTGATGGGGGTGATGGAAGTGATGGTGGTGTGAGGGCTGGCACCAATGGCTCCAATGGTTCCACGTTCACCAACTGCATCGGGAGTGCGGGTGCCGCAGGTGGGGATGGTGGTGGGAACGGCAATGAGGCAGGTGGTACTGGTGGACTCGCCGGTGCGTGTACCGCCCCGACAGCCGCAAGCGGCCTCCGCAAGGATGTGTTCACGCAGTACATCAACCGAGCCTTCGCGCCCGACTTCTCAGTGTTCGCCAACGCCTACCTTCCCATCCGTAGTGGCGGGGGCTCTGGCGGAGGAGCGGGTGGGGCGAGAGGCGTGTCCGGCACGTCCGGTGGTGGCTACTGTATCGGCGGTCACGGTGTGGGTGGATCGGCTGGGCAGAACGGCGGGATGATCTGGGTTGCGGCCAGGGTCATCTCCGGCACGGGGACGCTCACGGTACGTGGCGGTGTCGGTGGTGCGGGCGGGAACGGTGGCGCGGCATCAGGCGGGACAACGGCGAACGAGGCAGGTAATGGCGGCGGAGGAGGCGGTGGGGCAAACGGTGGGATGATTGTCATATTCTACCACCGAATCTCAGCGATCACAACGAACATCGCGGGTGGGACTGGTGGGGCTCCGGGCATCTCCGGTCTTGCCACGGGAACCGGCCCGGTACAGGCACAGCCGGGGATACAAGGTGGCACGGGGAACTCTGGGGTATTACTTCTCTTTAAATTCTAATGACCTATCGCCTGTACCAGCCCAACGATGAACCTGAAATCTGGCAACTCTGTAGAGATCGTGGTATCGCCACGCCATCAATCGGTATCTGCTTTGTGTCGGTGGGTGATGATGGAAAGATTAAGGGTTTTATCAACGGCGGACAAATTGGATTCGTTGAATCCATCGTTGCGGAAACTGCTATCAGCGCAGACCACCTTCAGGGAATGTTAGAGGCCGTGTTGCTGGTGAACACGCAGACCTCGATACTTGTGGGAGTCACCAACCCGGCTGTCGGGAAAATCCTTGAACGCCAAGGATACGAACGGGTTGAACAAGAATTTTACATTAAAAAGAGGTAATTATGGGCGGCAATCCTCGGGACAGTGGACTCGGCCAACTTCAAGGCTATATCCAGAACCTTCTCGACACCGGGCAGGGACAAATGAACCTGCGTGATGTCCCTACAACTCAGGGACTCAACGCGCTCACCAACCAATACTACAACGCGGGGAACGCCAACCTTGGCCGGGAGATTGACAAGGCTGGCCAACTCGGTGCGGCTAGGGGGTACTCGCAGGGGTTGTCCAACCCATTCGCCTACGCCCAGCGCGCGGAGAATGATGCCCGTAGTGGTCTCGGGAACCTTGAGGCGCAGAGGGCAGGACAGCTGATGCAGAACCCGCTTACCGCATACGGTCTCAAGTCTCAGGCGACCCAATACAACGCCAACCTCATCAATCAGTTGCTCGGGATGAAGGCTGGTGTCACCGGTCAACGCGAGGGGAATGTGGCGCAGGATGTCATCGGCAGCGTTATCGGCGGGGCTGGGGAACTTCTCGGGCTTGGGTTCGGGGCTGGCGCAAAAACACCCGCTGGGGCACAGGCCGACCTTTACTCGATGACCCCGGAACAACGAGACGCCTACCGCAGAATGCACGGCGCGTACTAAGGAGAAATAATGCCTACTGGATTAGCGGGTGGAATTGAGCGCGGACTTGGCGGTATTGCCGCAGGTATCCAATCTCGGAGAAAGTCACAGTCTGAGGAAGATGCTCGCAGGTTAGCGGCGCAATTCCTTCAGTCTTACGCCAAGAGTGGCAGAGACTTATCCCAAGCTGACCCTGCGAGTCTCGGTGCGTTCTTTGGAATACCGGGTGCGCTCTCGTTCCTCAATGAGCCCACACAGCCCCAGACAAAGACGACTGACCGTGGTTCGATGTATCAGAACGCTCAGGGGCAGTGGTTGCCGGTTGATCCGAACTACGAGAAATCTCAAGCATCTAGTCCACTGGCAAAACTCCTCCAAGAGAGGGATGCGCTTCCAGCGGGGAGTCCACATCTCGCCACCTACGACGATGCCATCAAGCGTGCGGCGCAGGGGACTCCTAGCTACGGGACACTCGTTGGCCCCGACTATCAATACTACGGCCTTGACCGCCACACTGGGCTTCCCACTGGTCCACTCGGGGTGAGTCGTCCACCCCCGGTTGGCGGGACTAGCCCAGAGGATAAGGCGAAGAAGGACTTGGAGGCTTTGAGGGAGAAGAAAACTGCCGAGGCATACCAGACCGGGCAGGCACTCTCTACCTTTGACTTCCAAATCCTCGCCAATCCCGGACTCGTTAACCAAGACACTAAACAGTGGATCAACCCTCAGACTGAGCAACAGTTTGTCACTCGGCGTCAATCGTACATCGACAAACTCAACGCACTCCAACAGGAGTTGCAGGACATTGAGACCAAACTGGGTGGGTCATTCAAGGCGAATCCAATCCAGAACTACAAATCCGCAGACTTCCAAATCACCCCCATCCAATAGGGCGTAATTGGGACAGCAATATAAAATAGTAAACCCCGCAACGGGGAAAGAGATCATCGTCGATTGGCCCTATGACCATCCTCCCACGCAAGAGGACGCGGCCAACTTCTTTGGGGCCAAGAAGAAGCGGACATTCTCTGATGTTGTATCCGAACCTGGGGCCAAACTCAACGAAGGCGTCAGCCAGCTTGGGTCTAACCCCGTTGCTGGGCTCGCCAACATCGCGCAGGGAGTCGGTAGTACCGCCGCCCTTCCGCTGACCGCCGCAGATTACGGCCTGCGTCAACTCGGCCCCGTCGGTGAGGCTACCGCCAACGCTGTTGCGCTCCCGTTCAACGCCATTGCCTCTCTTGTTAGGGGTGGCGAAGGTGCGATACAGAAGGGGGTTGATGCGGCTGGGGTTCCAGAGAGTGTCCAGAATCTCGGGATGTCTCCCGAGAAGGCGAAAGAGGCGGCTGGTGCAATGTCTGGCGTGAACCAGATGGCCGCACAGTTTCTCGCCGGGAAAGCCGCCGAACCGATTGTCCCTACCACTCCCAAAACTCTCACCGGAGAAGCCGTACAATCCACACCCAAGCCAGCCGTTGACCCGGTTGTGAGCAAAGTCACCGAGGCGATCAAGGTCGCACAGCCACTTCGCGGACAGCAGGAAGCCCTCTACACCAGGGAGCGGGGGAAGCGCATAGGAATGGCTGAGACTGAATTCGGGAAAAAGGGTGGCGAGGCTGGGGCGCGTGTCGCAATGTCCAAGCTCGGTGGCGAACTCCCCAAGGTTCAGTTTGATCCACTGCGCGACAAGATCACACAGGCGGAACTCGATCACCTTTTCAACATCGTCCAATCGAGCGACAAGATTGGACTCTGGGACAGACCTCCGGCGATTGACGCCCTCAACAAACTCTTTACACAAGATGGGACGATGGTCCCCAACCAGTCCCAACTGGCTATCCTTGAAAAGGTGTTTGGCTCGGAGTTCGTCAACGAGATTGCCAATAAGCGTTCTACTTGGGAGAAGGTCAAAGCCAACGCAATGGATGTGGCGAATACCCCGCGAACGATTATGTCCTCGTTCGATATGAGTATGCCCCTGCGTCAGACGGTAGTGCAGACGTTCGCCCACCCCATCAAGACTCTCGGCGCGTGGAAAGAGATGCACCGCTCATTTGTCTCGGACGCGGCGTTCAAACAGGTGTCCGAGGAAATCCACAATCGCCCGACCGCCCCACTCTACGACCGGTTCAAACTCGACATCATCGACCCGAAGGAACTCCACGGCCCACTCCTCAAGCGCGAGGAGGCGTTTATGTCGCATCTTGCATACAATATACCGGGGATAGGGCACATCATCCGCGCTTCCTCTCGGGCGGCGCACACGATGGTCAACAAGGTTCGCGCCGATCTATTCGATGCTGGCGTGGCCGAGTTCCAGAGGGCCGGGCTCACCCCGGAGAACGCCCCGGCAGAGTATAGGTCTCTCGCTAACTGGCTCAACATCACCACGGGTCGCGGTAGCCTTGGTCAGTTCCAGAGGTTCGCACCCGCGCTCAACGCTACCCTGTTCTCCCCGCGCCTGTTGGCGTCGAGGTTCCAATTCCTGAATCCAGCCACCTATGCTCAGATGGCTCCCGCGGCGAGGAAGATGGCAATTACTGACGCCATCAAGTTCTCGACAACCGCCGCCGCCATCCTCTCCACCGCCAACTATGCCGGGCTTGCCAAGGTAAAGACAGACCCACTCAGTTCCGACTTCCTCAAGATGAGGGTGGGGCAGACGAGGGTTGACCCACTCGGCGGGTTCTCGCAGATAATGAGGTTCTTTTCTCAGGCCGCGATGGGTGAGCGCACCAACCTTAGTGGGCAGACCAGTAAAGTCCCCCGCTCGGAGGTTGTCGGACGGTTCGCTGAAAGCAAGTTGAACCCCCAGGTTGGCCTACTCTGGGACTGGATGAAGGGTAGGGACTTCCAGGGTGAACCATTCAACGTCACCAACGAGGCGGTGCAGAATCTCACACCACTCTATCTCCAAGATGTCTATGATGCCGTTCACAACTCCAACGATCCGGTGATTCAGGGGCTCCTCACCGTCCCCGGATTCTATGGTGCTGGCGTCCAGACGTATAAGCAGAAAGCGAAAGCCCCCTCGGGGAGTCCTCGCTAGTGCCCAACCTCTACCACCCCTCCCCTCTCCCACGCAAGGGACTTGTTGAGCTTGCCAACCAACTCGAAATGGAGTTGGCTGTCATCTCCAAGTTGCTCAACGTCCCTCCGGTTGCATCGACCTCCACCACTACGATAGTCTCTAGCGGTAGTGGCGGCTCATCGGTGACGGTGAGTGACGAGCAGATTATGGATGTGGTGGCCGCGCTCATCGCAGATGGGGACAACCTCGCCTGGACGTATGATGATGCCGCGGACACCCTCACCGGCAATGTCACAGGTGACGCCCTCACCAAGAGTGATGACACAAACGTCACCCTGACACTCACGGGGACTCCGGCCACAGCGTTGCTTGAGGCGGTAAACCTTGGACTCGGGTGGACTGGTACGTTGGCTGATGCTCGGCTGTCCACTACCGCCGTCACACCGGGAACCTACGGCTCGGCCACAGAGGTAGGACAATTCACCGTTGGTGCAACTGGCCGCATCACCTTTGCCCAGAATGTCACCATCTCCGGCGTTGCGCCATCAGCCCACAACCTCCTCTCGGCCTCACACGGTGACACGGTTGCCAACACGGTCTCAAGGGGTAGCCTCATTTATGGCAACTCCACCCCCGCGTGGGATGAGTTGGTGATTGGCGCGGCCAATAGACTCCTGCGCTCAGATGGCACAGATGCTTCGTGGGCGCAGGTTGCCCTCGCCACAGATGTGTCCGGCGTCCTCCCGATGGCGAATGGGGGGAGCAACAAGGCCCTCACCGCTAGTGCGGGTGGGATGGTGTGGACTGATAGCGATTCGATGGAGGTACTTGCGGGTACAGCCACCGCAGGGTTGGCGTTGGTGTCTGGTGCATCAGCCACGCCTTCGTGGTTCACGCCTACGGCGGGGAGCGTGTTGTTTGCTGGTACGGGTGGCATACTCGCGCAGGATAACGCCACATTCTACTTTGATGACACTAACGACATTCTCCACGTTGGGAACATAGACTCTACCGCCACACAGGGGCGCGTGAGAATCTACGGGACGAACACTGTCACTGGCGTCCTCCGCGTTCGGACGATGGCGACAAATGCGGCGATTGGTGGTGGGGTGATACTCTATCACAACAATGCCGCAGAAGCACTCGCCGCGGCTAATGATCGGCTGGGGTATATTATCTTCGGCAGTATCGACGCCGGAACGGTACGCAATGGTGGGTCGTTTGAGATGCTGGCGGACGGCGCATATAGTTCAACCTCCGCACCGACTAGGGCTAGAATCCTCACGGCCACCACGGGGTCACTTACCCGCGTAGAGCGGATGCTGTGGGATTCCGTTGGCAATGTTGGCCTCGGTCAATCCACATTCGGCACAAGTGCGGTCAAGGTATTTGCGATTGGCGAGGGTACCGCCCCGTCCACTTCCCCCACCAATGCAATTCAGATGTGGTCGGCGGATTACAGTGGCGGGGCAGTCAATGGGCTGAACCTCCGCTCCGAGGATGGCACACTACACCACATTGGCACCTTCGTCAGCCACGGCCACCTCAACCCCACGCATATGTTGGAGGCGACCGGGGCCATCCTCAACACCACCTACTCCCGCGTTGGATCGCTCACCTCACCCACCAATGTGACAGCGGGTGACGCCACGGTGTCCCGGTTGTCCATCGGCAACAAGGCATTTGGTACAAGCGCCACGTTGGGGTTGGTGTGGGAGAGTGGAGTGGCCCCAAGTGCTGCACATCCCACTGATGCGGTGCAAATGTGGGTGGCTGATAGGACTGCGGGTGCGGCGGGGTTGTTCCTGCGTAGTGAGAACGGTGTCTCGTATGTACTTGCGGATAGGTCTGGGTTTGGTACCACCACTCCGACATATCTCAATACGTTCTACAGAAATGATTCCGCGGTAGACCCCCAACTTTCCATTGAGCAGGATGGTTCGGGTGACGCGGTGATCCACTGGTCGTTGACCGGGGTATCGGATTATATGATGGGCCTCGACCAGTCGGACGGAAACAAACTCAAAATTGTGGCGAGTTCGACCGATGTTGGCGCAGGGACAGCCTTACTCACGATAGTTGGGAACCCGCTATTCGGCATATTCACGGATACACCCTCATCCCTCCTCCACGTTGGCACATCGGGAACGGTGGGCCATCTGCGGATGGATGGTATCGCGGGTGATCCTGGCACAGTCACCGCTGGCGACTTATGGTACAACACCACACAGAAGTCGATGAGGTACGGCACCACCGTGGGGACACACGGTGCGGTGGGGGTGGTGTATTCCAACACGGCGGACTCAAACGTAGTGGACACGGCTGGCGAGGAGGACTTCAACACCCAGTTCACCTTCCCCGCCAATTCACTCACGGTGGGGAAGAAGATCAGGGTGTCGGCGTGGGGTAGGTTTAGTTGCAATAATGCGTCACCGACGGTGGCGATTAAAATATATCTTGGCACAAATGAATTAACTCAGCTAGCCAACGTTTCAGTATCTCCCGGTGTGGCGCAAACACACGCCGCGTTTAGAGTTGACGCCCTAATCACCGTAGTGTCCGTGGGAGCATCCGGCACGGTGATTGGAAGCACGGATGTGAATTATGTTAACCAAGGGAGGCTAACTAACAGGAACTCCACATCTGGGGGGACTACAGTGGTAGATACAACTGCTACCGCCCTCCTCAAACTCAGTGGTACGTGGTCATCTACTGGAGGTGGGGTAAATGTTATGGTTATTCAACAAATGTATATTGAAGTTCTCGACTAACTAACCTCTAATAGGAGAGTCAATGAAATACCTTTTTGCAATTCTCGTCATTCTTTCTATCTTTGGGTGTCAGGAATCAACAATCCCGGTGGGTGCTGATTTCTCATATAAGCCCGCCCCCACAGGCCCCCCGGTCAACTTCAACTTCTACTGGGATTCTGAGAGTGGGTCGGGATGGGGTGGTTATGTTGCCATCGGAGCTACCTGCCTCGCCAATGAAATCACGGTAGTGACTGGCGGGGTGGTGTACCAATTCGCGGTTGAGAGTGGGAACATCTTCAACGCGGGGGACATCCTCGAAGGTACCACCTCCGGTCAGGTGTTCACCGTGACGAAGAATGGCGCACCGACCAACCTCACCATCGACATTGGCACCACACCGGGTGAGTCTGCCGTCATTGGAGTTCACATCGTTTATATGACACCGTAAGCTACGCGGTTAATCACTAATCACACAAAGGAGAGATATATGCCTAAATTCACCGTTGCAGAGTTCCTTGAAAAGGTTCCCGCGTTGTCCAAGTTGGGCAACCCACCGCCCAACACGGTAGACATCTACACTGGATTTAAGCTGGGGGACTTCATGGAGGCGGCACAGAAGAAGTCCGCTGACATCGAGAAAGCACGTAGGGCCATTGTGGACAAGTACCTCGACAAGGAGACCAAGGGTATCCCCGAGGGGAAGATGGAAGCCTACAAGGTGGAGAGTGAGGAGTTCTTAGCCGGTGAGGTGGTGTTGCCTAATGTGGAGCCACCCATCCCGCTGGCGAAGTTGGACAAAGTAGGGTTTTCGCCCCTCGAACTCCTTGCGATCAGGTTCCTGCTGAAGGATGTGCCGGAACCGGAAGTGAAGGAAAAGGGGGGTGCCTAATCTTATGGTACAGGGGAATGGAAATGGTGGGGTAGTGGTGAACAAGTGGCTCTGGGTCGGCGTACTATCCCTGATTGGTATTCTCCTGTCCATCATCGGAGTCTACGGGAAGTCCTCATTGGACGACATCGAGCGGCTGAAGGTCTCATTGCAGGCGAATGAAATTGTAGACGCCCGCCAGGATGAGAAATTCGAGTCCATCAAGGAAACATTAGTGAGGATGGAGGCGACGCTGAACACGCTCAATGGGAGGTCGTGGAAATGAGGAAACCTGGGGAGGTGATGTCTCAGCAGTACCTTGCGGCGGCGGTTGTATTTTCTGAAGTGTGGCCCATCCTCGTCGCCCACAAGAAGAAGGTGTTTGTCGTTCTTGTATTCGAGTTATGGGTACATAGTTTACTCTGGCAACACCTCAGTGAACTCAAGAAAATCAGTGACGCATTCCCAATTCTTAAATCATTCATCGGAAACTAACAAAGGAGCAACAAGTGGACACGAAGCCTTTTTATCTCAGTAAGGTTTTCTGGTTTAACCTCGCATCGGGGCTGTGGTTTCTCATCGGCCCGAAGGTGGGCATCCCTACGCTCGGCGCGGATACGTTCGCTGAGTTTGTGTTGGTGGCGAACATCATCCTGCGGGCGATCACCAAGGGAGCCATCTCCCTCACGTAGTCTTGTGGGGCCGGGGTGAGTCATCACACTTCATCTCTCCGGTGTGGTGGTTCTAACTGGCCCCATTTTACTCTGTCCTGCGTCTGGGTACCTTCCCATCCACAAATACCTGCAAGTTGCCTACCTCCGTATAGGGTGAATCTGGGGTATCTGTACCCACTGGCGGAGAAAGTGTCTTAAACGCCGTCCTACGTCGATTGTGCCCCATTCTAGGATGTGGCCAGAGTGGGCCATCCTCCTCCAAATACCTACGATTTAGGCGTTTCCCCATTGGGGCTCAACTTCTGGAATGTCGTCGGGCTCACCCACGCCCTATCCTGCCACTTCCCATCCTCCAACCTTCCCCCACTAATCCTCTCCAATCGTCCCTCGGCGATCGCAGTAGTGATCCACGCCCTCCTTGAGTTCTCCGGGAGGAAGGAGTCCATTGCAAGGAGTTCCTTGAGCGTGAACACTTCCGGCAACAAGGACATCAGGCGATCATACTCCATCCTCGACGTTTTCCACCAATCCTCGGAGTAGGACGCCTCATAGTATCCCTTGTTGGGGATGCGGGGCTCACCCACCCACTTTTTCCCTTGGACGTATTGCCAGAAGGATTGACACGCTAACTTCTGGGTTGAGCAGAGTTTGTAGTTCACACAGAACTGGTGCTTGGACGCATCGTTGGTATCGCACGGTGAGGGTTGGTTGAGTTCGGCGAGTCTCGGTGGGGCGTTCATCCTGCGGTCGCGCTTGTCGTGGGACTTCTTCCGAGAGAGTGTATTGCGCTTGATCCGGCAAGGGTCACACCTCTTGGTCTGGGCGTAGACTACCCCAAGGTCTACCCCACAGTCCACACAGGACCTCTGGGCCTTGTAGGGTGGGCCGGAGGAGGGGGACGGAGTGGTCAATTATTCCTCATCCTCTCGGTGAGATCAGCAATCATCCCCATCGCCCTCTCGGGATCACTCTTGGGTGCCATCGTACACTCATTGTCCTCGTGGTGTTCCTTGGTGCGCTCGGTGATGTAGAGGGCGCAATACTTACATTGTATCTGTTCCCTCCTGCGTCTTTCAAACTCAGCCACTTGGAACATTTCCCTGTTTTGCTCGTTGAGGGGGAACAGGCCACGCCATTGAGCGCGGCTGGATTGATTGAGTATGGCCGCCGCTAACCTTTCATTGCCAAGCGAGAGGGTATATAGGTGTTTGAGGTTCATCTTGATGGCGGTCTCGGTCAGCCGGAACTTGATCTCAATGCGACTCTGCACGAAGTCATCCCACGCCTCCCGGAGTTCGGGAGACATTGTGGCAATGTCAAGAGTATTTTTGGATGATCGCTTCAAGTTCACTCCTGGTGAATTTGTGTGGCTCTTTTGACTGATCTACAAGTCTCAGATATGTTATTGGCCCCACCCTGTCAACAAACCAAGCCGTGTATAGTTCAGGGCGGTATTGGTGGATATAGTTTTCCTTGGCACACTGCCCGAAAACATTTTGCTCGTCAAATCGCGTCGATAGCCTCCTCGCGGAGATGAGGTGCCCCGCCGTCAGCCGCTTCTTCGTCCCGCACTGGACACACTTACCATCCCTGCGCCTGACCCACGCATTGAATACGCGGACCGCATCCTTCATCAATCGAGGGATTGGAGTCTTGCGGGGCCTGCGTTTCACCCGACCTCCTTGCCGTGCAGAGTGATTTCCTTGCCCAGTAATGCGTCCACCATTTCACGGGCATCGCTTACACCCTTAACGGCATCCTTCATCCCGGCAAGATACGCACCGTAATACTTGTACCAGTCCGGCAGAGGGTACTTGGAGTATTTGTCCGCATACTCAATAGCCATAGCCTCGCCCCGGTTCGCCGGGTTCATATAGCCCATACCTACCTCACCCTCACGGTGTCATAGGTGATCTCGTGGAGCGCGTCATCAATCTTCATCGGCACCTTAAAGTCTAGCGTTCTGGGCACCAACTTGAAGATCATCCATACGGTGTCGCACTTGGTGACAACGGGTGGGATGGGCGGAGGTGTGGACTGCCCACCAAAGTACCTCCCAATCTGGGAGAAGAACCACCCCCGACCACCAGGAGGCACGGTGGGGGTACTCCATATCTCACTCCCCAAGTTCCAGAACATCACCCCACCGATGTCCATTGAGTCAACAAGCGTCCTTGCGCCAGCGACCGCCTTGTCATAGCCGGGGAACGTGGTGAATGTCCACAACTTCCCATCAACGTAGGCACTGTAAGCGTAGGAGGTATCGTCCCACCTGATCGTACCGGGCAACACCCCGGAGAGGTAGGAATACTGGGTGGCGAAGTCTGGGTTGGAGCTACCATCGGTCATTGTGGAGATGTTGAGTTGGCGGATGCGGGTAATCCCACCGCCATACCACGTGGGGTTAGCGTCGAATCCGACCACCACCTTGGACTTGGGCCACCCTGCGGCGACGGCTTCAATGGCCGCCTTCTGCATCGAAGGTGCCTCACTGTTGGCACCTTGACCCGCAAGGTAGTCAGTGTACCCGCCAGTACCATTCCAATATTTCCTCGACTTCACCGAGTTGTCGTGGACGGCGCGTCCCCACCAATCCCCCACATTGTCGTAGGACATAATGTTCATGTGGTGGACGAGGGGGTTCAAGCTCACCCAACTCTTTGAGCGTCCCTGCCCCACGGTGAGGACGAGGTAGGCCCCTTTGGGGGTGAGGGAGTCTTTGACTACCTGCATGAACCCCTTGACGTTGGTGAGGGTGGGGCTACTCTCAATGTCCAACTCGATGAAGTCAATTCCCTTGGCCTCAACGAGGAACACTTGGTAGGATGCCCAACTAGCCCACTTGGTAGGATCATTGATGACTGAGACCAATGCGGCATCACTCGACCCACCGTAGCAGAGTCCCGCCTTGACCCCCTTGGAGTGGGCGTAGGCACTCATTGGGGTGAGTTGGTTGAAGTAGGATTGATTGATCGGTGTGGAGCCACCAGTAGCAAAGAGGACAACGTGGGTCAACGATCCCCAGGGGAGGCTATCCACCGGGACTACACCCGCGGAAGTGGATGACCACTTGGTGTCGTCAAACGTGAGATACCCGTAGACAATCTTCTTCTCCTGTGCGGAGGTGGTCGCAAAAAGCGACATCCCCAATAACGTGACAGCGATGAACTTATTCATGTAGACAGTTTCCTCCTAGTATTTCATTGAAATGTTCGGCCTGACGAGTATGCCGCAGAGAAGATCGAGGCATAATGCTTGCCAGAATCCGATGAGTGGAAGGTGGAACAGATCGGGCATCAGGAAATTCCAAATCCACATTACTGGCAGGGCCATCAATACCCCCACCAGCGCGATGGTCCCAACTCCAAACGCGATGACGCCAAGTATAGCCATTGTTTCTCTCCTGTTTAGTTATCGGTTGTCGAGTTCGGGGTGTTCCCGAAGCGTCTGTGAGATAAGCATTGCGTTAGCCAAGACGTGCCCGATGGTGGGTTGATGACTTTCCGGGTCAACGTCCTCCTTGCGTTGTAGTGCGGCGATGTGGCGCATGAGGCAATCGAGTAAGTCTGTGACCGCCCTCCCCTTCATCCAGTTATTGCGGTCGTACTTCTTGGCCCCAAACTCCATCACCCTCGCCATCGGCTCAAGTGAACGTAGATCGATGAGGGAGAGTTGGGGCTTGCCGGAGTTGTACCGTTTGGCGACTACCTCGTTGTGGTGGGCCTCATCCATCGTCTTGTCGTGCATTGTGTCCTGCATATCTTCTAGGATTGAGGCCACACCGCTACCCATCAGCTCACCCCGCCGTCATCAGTCCCGCACCATTGTTTGATTCTGGCGGCGCTAACAAGCTTCTCGTCCTCAAAGTAGCCGATGACGTATGCCGCATTCCAACAGTACGACCCCTCCTCGTATGGAGGATGCACCACCCACCCACAGCCGAACATCGCCGCGTACACGCGAGTCCAGTAGAGGGCCTGTACGAGTTCAACGTAGTATCTCCGCTCATTGGCGCACAACGCACCATTCTTGGTGGCATCCGGCGTGATCTCATCCGGTGGGATTGAGGCGGCGAGTTCCCTGAACGAGAGGTCGATGTTGGCGAGGACACCATCCTGGTGAGCCTGCATCCTCGCGTTCTCAGGTCTGGGGATGTGCCCGTGTGGGGCACTGATCCCCGCCTCCGGCCTGGGGACACCACCGTGGAGGACGCCGACACCGGCGAAGAGGTCAACGCGGAATTTCTCGATTTGTTCCTTGGTGAGTTTGTGTGGGGTCATAGTGTTCCCTCAAAATGGAGTGGTGAGATTTTCTTCCCCAGGTTTGTCCTGTGGCATACCTTCCGGTGCCTTGGCGGGTGGCACCCACGACGACTTTTCCTCCACGGCAACAAAGTGAGTGGCCTTGGAGCGTGAGTCGGGTTCCTTCATCAGCCCCACGTAGAGCCTGACCCCACCATAAGCGTTGGCCTCCAACTTGGCGATCTCGTCCTTCTTGATCTCGATGGCGATACCATACTTGTTGGTCCAGCCTTTTCCCACATAGACCTTCTTCGGGGTGTCGCTAGCGTTGATTGGCATAGGTCAGAAAGGAATGTCGTCCGTGGTGTCGGGGGCCGCATCGGGTGGGTCAGTCACCACCGCTTCGTGGACAATTTGTTTCGCCCTCTCCTTGTTGATCCACTCCATATACCTCTCGGAAGGGGTGGTGAAGGTGGGGGTGAGCGCGGGCATCCCAGTGGGGACAGCCATCACGCCAGTCACCTTGCGCTTGTCGGTCTCGGTGGCCACGATGGACAGGAGGCAGTTGGCACCAATGATTGTCTCGATGTCGAACCCCTTCAACTCCTCGGCGGTGAACTTCTTGCCACGCCAGTTCTCCAAGTCCTTGCGGAGGTTGGCCTTCTCTGACAGGGATAGGGTGTAGAATCGGGTAATCATAAACGGCTTCCCCGCGTGTTCCCCCTGCGTCATCCTCTGGGAAAGTTCCCACGCGACGATCACCTTGCGGGCCTCACTAGGCGGTTTTCCGGGGTATTCGACCTTCTGAATCCCAATATCGTGCACGCTTACGCAGACTCCCTGCACGGTGCCAGGGGTCGGCTTCTCGAAGTTGTCCCCGTCCTGTTTTGCGATAATCGGCATATCTCTCTCCTTGGTTGTTAAGTTGTTGGTTTCATCGGAATCAATCTCAACTTGCGCTTACCGAACACATCCTCGTCCGGCTTCTCCATCCTACGCATCTTGTATTGGACGGGACTATCACTGAAGTAGGTTTGAACTTTGCCGTCTGGCGTCACGGTGATCTTGTCCCCCACCAGTGCGGCCACCGAGTCCTCAAATTCTAGGTATGAGGCCCAAGTCATCCCGTGTGACTTCAACACCACATCACTCGCGGCCCTACTCGCGGCCTTGCGCTCGGCCTCTATCTTGGCCCAACGGTCAACGTCACTCACCCCATCATCTCCCGGTCTAATCTGTGACCGACTGTGTGGGCGATATAGGCATCCATATTTGATATGCGCTCCCCACACTCCCCACAGATTTCGTCGTGGTCGTCGGATTCACAGAACTCACGGAGAAGTCCATCCTCGTCAAACCCACTCCCGACAATACTCTCAAAAAATGCCACCGAGTTCGCCACATAGTCCCAACTCACTCGTCATTCCTCACACCGGGGAGGACGATGGTATCCTCCCTCATTTGGTCGAGTGCCCGGAAGATGTGCGACCTCTCTGAGTCCCCGTGGAGTCGCATCAACTCAAGGATGTCCCACTTGGCGGACTTCTCGATGGACTTATTCTCAATCATTCCATCGAGGATCAGTGCGGCGCGAGAGTAATTCATACGGCGTACCTATTGTCCAGATAGACGGTGACGTAGCACTCCCCACCCTCACGGCGGATAATACTGGACACCTTGAGCTTGGTAGCCTTTTCCAGAGCTTGTACGGCCTCGGTGATTAGGCGCTCAGTTTCTTCGACCGCGGCGAGTGTTGCATCCCTCATTGGTGCCTCCATAATGATCTTATCCATTGGATACCTAGCTGTTGACCAAGTAGCAAATATACATTCCAGCCACCACCCCACCAACGAACGCCAGCACCACCAGCCACGCAATAGTCTCATTGTCGAGGACTGGGGGATTGGGTCTATTGTATCGGTAGTTCATAATGAAATATACCTCACTGGAATTTAAGACGCAAGGGAAATTATCGGTAATCTTTACCGCTTCACCCGGTACGCTGGCACCACCTTGTCGCCCTGACGCTTCCCCACCCTTTCCCACTTCCCGGACTTTACCATATCTGAGGCGAAGGTGGAAATCCACGACCGACTGTGGGGGGTTTCCTTCATCATATCGGTGATGGACTCAGCGTTCTGGTCAATGATGACTTTTGGTATTTGGGCAGAGGCTTTCATTAGTACGCGCTGGCCCCCTTGTCCACCTTGTCGATCAGTGAGCGCACCCGGTCATAGACGGCCTCAAGCACCACCACATCAATCACACAATGCTCACAGATGTAGTCCATCGACTTCTTGTTTCCGTCGAGGGACGCCTTGAGCCAGTGGTCAAAGGCAACGGGAGTCTTGGAGACAGGTATCCCCAGGAAGGCTTGGAGGGCGCCAAGGGAGTTCCGGTGGAGGCGGAGGTGCCGCCAAGAGAGTGAGCAGGGGTCAACGAACTTCACCCATCGCAGGGCGGGCTTGAGCCCATACTTGAGACAGAGGGCGTTGAGGAACGGGCGGTCGAAGCGTGAGCCGTTGTGGGCTATAAGGATGTCGTACTTCTCAAGCGCGGCCATAGCCGCCACCACCATATCCTTATTATTACTTTTGTTCGTTTTCCACGAAGGGAACTGATCCGCCCGGATGAGCTTAACGTCCTTCTTCTTCCCCTCGTATGGCATATGGGCGATACACAGAATGATGGCTGAGTCAGCGTTCAGCCCCGTCATCTCAAGATCGAAGACCCCGATTTTCATTTAGTCCTATTTGATTGTTTGAAATATCCCACCAACTCCCACAGTGCCCACGCCCCGCACACAATGAACCCAACTGCGAGGATGGTGAGGCAGAGGAGGAGGATGAAGTCGATTAAGTCCACTACGCACACATCTTCCAGTATGCCGCCGCCATCAACATCAGTGCCGCCGCTATACCGGCCTTCATTGGGAACTTGAGCCTAAACGGAATCTTCCCCTCGTGTACCTCCTTGTTCTCAATCACCCCCGCCATTCGCTCGGTATCCTTGTTGACCGCATCAATCCACTCATCCTCAGTCTTGAACGGCCAGTAGTAGGGACGAGGGGGTGGGGTCTCGGGAACCTTGTCGAGTTCAACGAGGGGTGGCTTTGACTTCTTGGAGAGTGGGGTGGTGCCGAAGGTGGGGACTTCCATTATTTATCCTCATTGACTAGCTGGATGTGGATGTGGCAATTCGGCTTTAAGCAGGCTTCCAGAAAAATCTTGAATTCCCCTGGGTGGTACGTCCTCAAAGTTCTGGCAATCATACCCGCCAATTCCGTAGCCACCGTAGCCGGTAAATCATTCCCGCGGAAATCCAACGCCTCACCCATCCCAGACTTACAATTCTGGGGATAGTGCCTAGACCCTAGTCCGTGTGGCCCCGTCTTGGGATCACCCTCACACCCGGAGGTGACTACGAGGTTCTTCCCCGTGATCCCATAGTCCTTCATTGTGTCGTCGTAGACTTGGGCGATCAATGGGAGGACTTCCAGGAGTTCTGGGTGGACGTTCTTGATGTCGGCGCCTGATTTCACTATCACTTGTTTCTCCTTGCGAGAATATATATGGACAACCCCAAAAGGTCTGTTAGTGAGGTATGATAACTCTGCCCCCTCAATAGACTTAGGGGAAGTGTAATTGGTGATCTCAATATATTCACCCAGTCCCTTCGGATGCCAGCCTCCAATATCTCACACGATGGGAGCAGAGTGTTGACGAGGTGGTGGAGCGGGAGGGATGCGCGATGCTCTATGCCATCATAGAATGAGGGCGGCCACTTCCTGAATATCCGGTGGCTAGGTACCTCAATGTAGATCACCCCACCACGCACCAACCTCCTGGCGGAGAGAGCGAGTATCTCTAGCGCATCGTAGTATTGGAAGTGTTCGAGGGTGTTGGACAGGATCACCGCGTGGAATAACGGTGGCAGTCCCCCTAACACCGCCTTACCATCAAAAGTTCCCAAGTCCACAAGAATATGTTCGTCGATACACTTGAGGTCATTGAGGGAGTTGGGCTCCCTCCCATCCACCTCGTACCCCGGCTTCTCTACCCCCACATACACACAGTCGGGGATATACTTCTTGGTGATGGACGGGGATTTGAAGCCACACCCCACATCGAGAATCATTGGGGCCGCAGGGAGGTGGGGGATGATCTTGCGGATGCGGAGGGGGATCATTCGTCCTCGTCGTTTGTTATATGCCACAGTAAAACATACCCAGCGATAACCAGCGCGAGAATGAGGATCACAATGATGAGGATGGCGACAATCATCTCACCACCTCCCACAATCTTACATTCCCAAACTCGCGAGTTTGACCAAACGTAAATACCGGCCTGAGTGGAAGCCCATCAGAGTACCCACCACGCCACTTGTAGATCGCGGAGAGAATGGTGCTGTCGTTGTCTATGATGTGGGTGATTTGGCGGTAGTCGAGGTATCTGGCGAGACTGTCCCCGGTGATGTACGGATGAACTTCATCGTTGACCAGACCGTCGAGGTTGAATACCATCCCACGCGAATAATACCCCACCACCCCGGCGTTGAATGAGCCGTACATCCCAAGTGGGAGTGATCTTGCCGCCCGAAGGTTGAGGGCGTTGATGGGGTAGGGTGGGGATGAGAACAACGTGGTGACGTTGAGGGCAACAACCGCCACAACTACCCCGCCGATCACCGGGAGCCATCTACCGCGCACATCGAACATTTGCGAGAGTCCAAACAGGAACAGCGGGGCGATGGCAATAACGTGCCAAGTCTGCACCCACTCCAACATCCCTAGGGCTACTACCAGTGCTAGCATCACTGCCCCTGCAACCCACCGGCGAGACCCTACCACGCCGACGAGGGCGGCTACCACGTATAGTCCACCCGCACTCACACCCATTACGAGTGATGCTAGTTGACCCATCCCCCGCCGAAAGAGTCCAACGGGATCGTAGAAGTGTGACCAGTGAGCCTTCATCGCGGCACTTGAGGATGCAACACCGCCGGATACCAAAAGGTTCCACCCCACGAGAGAGAATAGCCCGATGGCACCACCGACAAGGAGTGATCTATGGCGGGTGTAGTACCACGCCACCACCACCAGTAGGGCCGCCTCCGGCCTAGCAAGTACGCACAGTGCGGCAAGCACTCCCACCGCCCTCGTCCTCCCGCTACGCAAGGCCACCCACCCGACCGCCAAGAGGAACATCAATAGTCCCGATTCCATCCCACTCACCGTACTCAGCATCACCCCGGTTGACCCAACAATGAGGGTAAGGGCTAGGTGTTGTGCGGGGGACTCTAGTGTAGTCCACACCAACACCAAGGCCAAGACGCTCATCACGAAACAAAGGGTGATGGCTCCCGCTAGACCACCCGGCACCAGTGCGAGAATGAATCCCCAAAGTGGTTGATACCCAGTGGTGGATGTTATACCGTCAAACGAGGACGCCCACGGTAAATGTTGCGCGATGGAGAGGTAGTAGAATGTGTCATCTGGGGCGTATGGTATCCGTTGCGACTCAGGCAATGATAGCACGTAGGTGGAGAACACGAATAGCACACCGATGGCTAACGCGGAGATGGTGCTGTATATGGACTTTGGGTAGGTCATTCAGATATGATAAACTTGTGTCCCGGCAGTCTCTTGATGTGTCCTAGCCTCGCTAGATCACGTAGGGCGCATTGGACCTGGTACCTCGTCATCGCCATCCCCATCTTCTTGCTCACCCTCTCACACTCCAACGAGGTCATCCCCTCAATATCGGAACATTTGGAGAGAATCACAAGTATCCTCTTACGCATACTTTTGGGGAATCCACCAGCAACAGTGTCCCGTGGGAACAGGAGGCGGTAGTATTTGCGTGTAGGGTTAGCCTTGCTCCCGGCGTATTTCTCATCCCACCTAGCCCCCGCCTTGGCCCACCCATAGAAGTATTCACACGCTAACCCTTTAGTGGCACATCTAGCATTGTTGGGACATCCCGCACAGGGGAACAGGTCTGAGCCTGGGAGGGCTGATTGTGGGGTGGGATCAGCCATCCTTCTTCTTCAGCGATTCGCGGTAGTCGGCGTAGGTGGGGTACTTGTCTACAATGTCAGGCACCATAGACATCGTTTGACCGGGCGGTATAGTCTTGAGTTTCGCCATCGCAAACCCCCGCTCCTCCGCCTTCTCCTCCCGTCCAGCCATTTCAGCAAGCGCGGCCTCCGCTCGTTTCACCACACCATCCATAGACGCGGCGTAGATAGCATTGGCCCGACAGGATGAACAGCCAACCCCCTCCCGCATCTTGTCGCGGACGGCTACTAAACATTCAAGGGCACAATAGTAAATACCCGGTGAATCTGGGAATAGTTTAGCAAGATTGACCGCTTGCATCCTCAATTGCTCATCAGACACCCCCTCGATTGGGGGAGTCTGCGCGGTGGTGGGGGTGGTGTTGATGAGGTTATACCCTGTACCGCCACACCGCTCACATTGCTCCTGCTTGGGGTTCATCTCCGTTCCTCTCGGGGAGTAGTACCAACCATTCCCCGCACAATCAGGACACTCCCCCCTCTGCGCGGTGTTTTCCATCTGGAGGATTTCGGAGATAAAGTTCTCCGCTGAAAGTCGCGTCTTGAAAAGACCGCCCTTAAAGCCATTGAAGATTTTTTGTTTTGCTTTCTCACTTAACGGCATCGCGTTCTCCTTTCTCTTCGAGAATATTCTACACCTGCGGCAAGTCCAATGATGAATCCGAGACAGAACAAGATTGCGGCCCCCACCATATCATCTGCGCTCATTCTGCATCCCCCTCTCGGTTCGGTGGGGTGGGGGTGTAGGGGTATCGGGTCACAGGCCCGCACTCTACAGGGACGGGACAGTTCCGACACTGTCCGTCACAGTCTGGCGAGTGGCCCGGTACTGCGTGGGAAAAGGTTTCCACGTAGAACTGTTCTCCGCACGCATCACATTGCCAAATTTCAGCACCACACCATTCCTTGTGTTCAAAGCCATCAGCAACTCCGCAGGAACATCCATTACTCATATCTTCTCCCCCCTCTCGGTTCGGTGGGGTGGCATCAGCACCCTCCGGTTTGGATTCGTAGAATTGGCGGGCGGCGATTAGGCCATCCCTGAATTCCGATACAAGCTCATCGGCATCCAATTTATCAAGACTAAACTCGCGCATTAGGACATCTCGCTTTTCGTTGCACATCCGATCAATGTCCTCATCCGTCAACATCTTCCTCGCGGTACTCACCGGGGAAGGGACAACGTCAACCTTGCAGATTGTGTTTATCCCCATCGCGTCAGCCATCTCCTGAAAACAGGCGGGACAGATAATACCATTCGGCGAGCCGTTGACTTTGTTAAATATTTCGTTTGGCGTGAACCACGTTGGATTCTTGCCGCCGCATCGCCCACATCGGCCCTCCAGGTGATTCCCAATCTCACTCCCCCCCGTGTTGGATGAGGGTGCGGAACCGGCGCGGGTGTTCCACGCTTTTAACGCCTTCGGCCAAATCAGATGCCTTCGACCCTCCACGCCGCATTTACCACATCGGACAAAAGCCTGACCCGTACTCATATCGCATTGCCGCGTGCAATCTTCACACCCACAGAACGGACACGGCTTCACTTCATCCATTGTCTTTCCCTTTCTCGTTGGCGGTGGGGTCGTAGGGGGCGGGGAGCGGCATCCACGCGGCAACGAGTTGATCGTCGCGGGTGAGGTGGCGCAACGACCAATGCGGGTCATCGTCGGTCTGATACCACGCCACATCGCAACCAGTTTCCGTTCGGGGTGGGTATTCATAGACCAAGTAATGCCCATCATACTCCGGCTTTTCCTCTGGCCACTTTCTCCACCCTACGGCGGGTTCGGAGGTTTGGCGAAAGGCGAGTGGAATGTTATCAATCGTTCGAATTGGAGGGTGTAGGCGTGCATACGCAAGGTGCGATGCTTTGCTTGAAATCAGAGCGCGCCTCAACTCCTCTACCGCCCAACTTCTGCACGAACATCCGATTTCGTGTCTTCCTTCACGATGGATGCAGAAAAATGTCGGCTTATCTACCGCTTCGTTATATAACTTCTGGAAATCGGGCCGCCGCTCTACATTGCCAATCTCTATGTGTGCATCAGCCTCCGCATACGTGCCCCCCGCCCCCTCCGTGGTGGATGAGGATGCGGAACCGGCGGTGAAAGCGTCATATACGTCCGTATAGTGGACAGAATGTCGGTCAACACCTATCCCTTCCACGCGGAACACATTGTCCGCATATTCCCTCGCCTTCATCTCCGCGTCCATTTCGTTCCTCGTCATTTTCTCCCTCAGTCCTAATTGTTCTACATCGGTGTCGATGGGGACGATGGGGTCATTCATCGTTGTCCCCCGGTATATGTTCTTCGCAGTAATAACCGTGGCCTATTTGTGTGAGTTCGCCAAGATAGAACAGGCTCTTACACTTCACACACATTCCGGCCAGTCCATCGACCCACGCCTGGATGATGGCCTCCTCACGCTTGCCATCCTCGTACAGGGACTCATCGGTACTCATGTCAAGTCACTGTGAGCAGTATGTGGCGCAATTCGTTCCGCGCCCATTGTCGAGGACACAGCTCTTGTTCCCCTCGGCGTTATTGCTCCCATCTGGGTTAATGGCCGACCTGGAACAATCACACACCGCCGCACACCTACTACCCCTGAGTGCCGTGGGGACAGGTTCCACGAGCTTGTAGACGCTCCCCAATATACTTACGATGGAGGTGAACGATACCGCGATGAGTAAGGTTTTCATTTTGCACCTGTTGGTTGGAAGGTTGAATCGAGTTCCCCCTGCCACATCCACACAATCTTGCCGCCCTTGATCTGGATTGTCAGCGGGACGTTGTTTAGTTGATTGGCTAACATAAACTCTTGGGCCTCGCTCGGATCACCCCCACAGTCAAGGCAGATGGTGGTGACGTTGTGCCCGGTCTCGATGAGTGTATTGATTGACGTGAATGAGGCGATACAGTGAGGGCACGTTGAGGTAAAGATGAAGATGTACCCATTGCCCATTGAGTCGGCGTAGGGTTTGAGTGCGCCGATGTCGGGGAGGGTGTTGGTGGGGACGACCAAGCCGACGATTACCGCGGCGGCCACGAGGACTGAAGTGAGTATTACTAAAAACTTCATCGAAGTTCTCCCAATTCAAAGTGTAGATTCTCTGGGTTGGCAACATCAGACACCCGGTAGATCAAAATAAGGTGTTCCTCTGTCGTGAGGGTGTTGTGCTGTCTCCCCCAAATCGTTGAGGGTAGAAGTGTATCCCCACCACCCACAAGCCTCGCCATTTGTCCGATGTTGGAAATGTCCGGCTGTGGGCAGGGTTGGTCCGCCATCCCCATCAGTGGGCGACCGTTGAACATTGCGGACTGGCAGGGATAGGAGGGATTGTAGAGGTTGAGCACCAAAAGCAGGGAATCCGGGTGATCCCCGCCCATTCGGTTCCACGGCTTCCCACCACGATCCACGTAGAGGCCCCTAGCTTGCACCGTAAGGCCGTACGTCCTCTCGTAGGCCGTGGAGTCCCCAAACCCATCACGAAGTTGTTGTAGCCTCGTTATGGCCCGTATAACTTCCGGCGTGTAGGCCGTTGCCATATAATACACGGTGGCAGACTTGTCGCGGAGGTTGTGTTGCATTGCCCCGCCTATAACGATCAGGCAATCGGTAGCATCCCAGGTGTTCGAGGGGTTGCGGACTACCTCACTTGGTGAGGCGTAGCACCCGCAGAGGAGGAGGAGTAGTGGGAAAAGTCTCATTGTTTGAATATCGGTAGTTCTCGTTAAAATGTCAAGCAATTTCTTCATATCGGTAAAGATTACCGATTTGCGGTGCCTGAGATCGGTGCCCATATTTCACGGAGTTTGTCCCAGTGTTTGCGGGCTAAAACAAGGAATCTCGCCGCTTCTTCCTCGTTGATGTTTTCGATGTGATGGGGGGCGAATATCCCCTTGCGTTGGTGCATTATAAACACCTCGGCGTATTTCCTTTCGGGGTGGTCCTCGTCCACCGGCTTGATGTCCCAACGGAAAATCAGGTTCATATCAATATCCGCATCTTCATACTCTGCGAGGAAATCGGTCATTGTCGGATGCTTCATATTCGGGTCATTTGAAAAATAGTTCATCTCGGAGCAGTAATACGGATGTGGGACCGCGAGTGAGTCTAATACGTTCATCTTATCTCTCCAATTTGACTTTATTGAAAAAGTTCCCGATATTTCCCCATGCCCACCCAATCCAATGAATCCTACTCCGTGATCCTCGCCGGGAACCTGAGACACCCCGAGAACGTGGAGAAGGTACTACGGTTCGACTCGGTGGAATCCTACCTTATCTGGCAACACGACCTCGATAAGTGGCGGAGAGTGTGCCGCTAGCCTAGCCAGCCCACACATACCCCTGCTCGGGGACACTCCCGCGTCGTTCGTCCGGCTTAATCTCGCCTTCACGGATAACAAAAACTTCCCCGCTTCTGAGGTATTGTTTGAGTGTCAGATATTTCTTCCCGTATTTGTTGTGCCCCACCTCGACATATTTTCCGATGGCGGGACGCCCAGCCACACACCAATCATTTTTCTTGTGGTCGTAGATCGCAGACACCGGCCCTAAATCCTTCCCCGATTTCTTGTCGAAATAATGAAAAGCACACCCCCGGTCATAAGCGGTAGCATCCTCTAGGGTTGGAGACTCGGACACTGAGTAGTCTCCCCCGCAACAGGTGCAGGTCACTCGTCTGGGGCTATGCCCAAACCTATTATAAAAGATGACTGTTGCCTCATTCTCTGGGGCCTCGATGATGATAAACTGCCACTTCTCTTTCAATCCACCGCCAGAGTGCATGTCCATGAACCGCGTCCACATATTACACCTCGTTTAAATTGTTTGTAATGAAATTGCCTTTAGCCCGTCACACACCTAGTACCCACCGCCACGCCAGCACCAACAGGAACAGGTGTACCCACAAGAGGAATCCGGCAAGGATAAGGGTTGAGGGGCGGAGGGTCATTTGCCAACCTTTTTGAATAGTTTCATGTATTCCCCGTATTCCGCGATTTCAGCCTCGGAGTATCCTTCCTTGCGGCCTACCGCCTCGTAATGTTCCAGCCACCAGTCGAATGTATTACAATGGCATCCAATCTGAATGTGTCCGTGTTGGCAGTTGGTGAGTGAGTGGCGCGAGCCGATGATGAATAGGGGGGATTTATCCCACGCCGAGCCGTAGACCCGCGCCGAGCCGTAGACCTCCGCCGAGCCGTAGACCTGCGCCGAGCCGTAGACCTCCGCCGAGCCGGAGACCTGCGCCGAGCCGTAGACCCGCGCCGAGCCGTAGACCTCCGCCGAGCCGTAGACCTGCGCCG